AACGTATCTTAACTTCTCGACCATTAACAGTTGGCATTTCAATACGCCCCTGCTTCTTAAGAATATAAATTACTCTTTGTAGTACAGGCTGCACTAACTCAGCTTGCAACCTACCAAATGCTGAACCTATTCTTCGTGACAAATCTGCCATACGCTCAGCTACTTCTGTAGCAGATGCAGGAGTTCTGTCTGGATTTCCTAGCATATCATTGTATAGTGCGCGTTTTATATTCAAGCGCATATCGCTTAGAACTATATCCGCAACATCAAATCTTCCTGCCGATTGTATTGGCTGCAATCCACCCGATTGAGGTGACTTTGGTATTATCGTGCCAGGGACTAAATTGATAGTATCTGGGTTGATGATGCCGTCATCATCCATCTGGTAAATGCCAGAGATAGCCATCTGTGCATTTTCTAATATTAATTGTATAGTAAGGTTAGTAGTCTTTATAGCAGATAAAGCATTAATCAATGGACCTCTGCCATACACTTCTCCTGCACATTTAGACCATCTAAAGCAAACGTATGGATTAGACCCTACACCTTTAAACTTTCTCTCAACTAAATATGTTTTAGTAGAAAGATCTATTGCGTAATATAAGTAAGCTTCTTCATTACGTTTACTGTAATCTTTACAAGCAACTTCTAGAATAGAACATTTGCCTTCTGGGTCTTGCTTTACTCTTTGTTGAACTTGATTGTCTAGTTTTGCATCTGGGTATAGTATTGTTATTTCAGAGTTCCTAATACCTTTTCTTTCTCTAAATACATGATCAATATTATCATCAGGTCCAGTATCTAGAACTACATGCGGTAAAGGTATTGCAGAAAACTTAACAGGATTTATTGCATCTCCTTCATCAACACAAAGAACGCCAGTACCTACCGCTAGATCCATAAAGGCTTCATGTACTTCCTGAGAGAAGTTTGAGTTCTGAAGTATCTCAAATACATACTCAGTAATTTCATCAAGGTCATTATCTACAAAATCCCTTTCTTCCTTAGGTATTTCTGATCCTGCCGTAAGATCAGCCCACCTAGCAAAGTTAGGGACTAATCCCGATTGGAGCCTCGAAGCAAATTCTTGAACGCCAACCACTGCCGTTTCGTCAAAGATTTTATCATCTCTGCGTTGACCTGCAGTTTCGTAATAGAAAGATTCACGCTGCGGTAGAGCGTACTCATAACATTCTTCAAAAAGGTCAACAAAATTTTGCCTATGTGCTTTAGCTTTTTCATATCGTTCTAACTTTTGTTTTGGATCTTGCATCATAAAAACCTGCTATAGTATCCGATTCCACCAGTAGAACCAGTAATTAAAGACCTGCGACCTGCACCTTTACGTCTACCTGTTCCTGCTTGTCGTGACTGTATATTTAATTCTTTTTCAGTACCAGACAAAACTCTTCTGCCAGAACCAACTTCTCTTGATCGTTCTAATCTACGCCTAAGTAAAGATTGTTTTGATCTAGCTCTTTTTATTCTTTGTCTCCTTAACTCAGCTTGAGCTAATCTTTCTTGCTGTGAAATAGCTTCTTCTGGGGGCGCTTGATAAATAGATGGAGCAGTTACCGCAGTTTCACCAACAAGACCACCAGTAACGGTTTGTATATCAGTTTTTGAAATAGGTTCTTTAGGAAAAACTATTTCTCCTTCAGGATCAGTTGTCGGCCCTTTAGGATCATTCGTTTGAGTTCCTAGAGTTGGGTCTACTGGGTCCAAAGGCAATTGAGGTGCCTGACCGTCAGGAGTTACTGGTACTGGTGTTGGATCTGTTACTACTTCTACAGTTTTTTGTGCATCTAAAGCAGCTTGCCTAGCAGCCTCTTGTTTAGCTTTCTTTTGTCTTTTTTTCTTATTAGCGACTTGTTGTTGACGTGCTTTGTTGGAGTCAAACTTTTCTTTTCCAGAAGTAGCTTTTTGTTCGTAAGGTCTTGGCGTTGGTTTAACTACTTCTTTTGATACAGTAGTTGCCTTACCAGACTTGCTAACCCTCTTTGCGGTTTTTGTTTTTGTTGTTTTAGCTTTTTTCGTACACATAGCAAACTCCTAGTTACCTATTGGTAAACACAATTCAAAACAAATTTCAACGCACAAAAGAACGGAAGCCCTGTCTGTTAGCCGCACTTTTAGGTCTTCTACTAAATATATCATAGTCTTTTTTAGCTTGAATAACATGTGCAGGTTTCTGATTTGACATCAAAGCTCGCCCCTCTCCTGCACCTAATAACAAATATTGTAACGCATCGTGTATGTGAGAGTACATATTCTTATCAGGTTTGTCTGCGTATCTCTCACCACTTACTTCCATACGCTTGTAAGCATAGCCACCCTCAAAACCCTTAATAAGTTGTTGGCATCTTCTGTCCATCAAAAACGCAGGTTTGCCTTCAACCATTTTGTTAAGTTGCTGCGCCACTGACTCCAAGCGGAGATCCACCGAATTGCTCGGGGCGGGAAAAGCACGTAGACCTGCACCTCTAAGTATGTGGAAAGGGGTAGATTCGTCCGTCTGCGCCCTAAAATCACCTGCTGGATCACCATATATATAGACATCGGAAGCTTCAGAAAACCTAGTAGCAATTTCATTCCGTAACACCTCTGCAAATCTAACAATACCCATATCAAAAGCAACAACCTCTGACTGTATCAACCATCTGTTTCTAACCTTCTGACCAATAACAGCAGCAGGAGTAAGCCCAAAGTCTATTCCTATATACAAAGGAAGCCCCGAAGCTACTGGTATTTCTTCTTTAGCAATATGTGTTTCACTAGCAAACATTGGATATACTGGCTTTCCGTCCTGTATCGTGCCCAGTTTATTCATAACATAGACATCAATCCAAGACTTTGTTTTACCTTGTACTAAGTTTTCATAATAATTACCAAGCATGTTCTTTTTATTCTCTGCGTAATTACTTGCTTTGTAATTCTCTACTTCACCATCTTCATTATATATTTCTTTCATGCCAGATGGTTGTGTGAAGAACTGCCAGTTGTCAGGCTTAACCAACATCTTAGCTTGCTCTCTAGGAATGTGATCGGGTACTGGAACTTCTCCAGACATAATAGGCCACCAATGATCTTCTTCTGGTGCGTTTGTATCTGCAATAACTCCTGTCCAACTTGGACCACCGTCACGCATAGAAGGAAATCGACCAACCCTCATCGTACAAGCATCAATAATACTCTTAGGTATCTCCCTTGCCTCGTTAATCCAGATGCCTGTTAGTTCGAGGGACAGTAGTTTTTTAACATCTTCTGGACGATCAAGAGCAAGGAAGATTACCTCAAGGTCTATGTCACCTTTCTTTATGTGATGTGTATAAGGCACAGACCAAGTAAACTTACCCCATTCATTCTCAGGAAACCAATCAAGCCAAGTCTTAATAGTAGTCGTTCTAAGCTGTGGGTTTGTATTTCTTATGATTGCCCAACGACTTTTTCTAACACCGTCGGGACTTTTCTCTTGAGCAAGCGATCTTCTAAATACTTCGATGCAGCAGCCGACAGACTTACCAGATCCTACTGGGCCTCTTATGCCACGAAAGAAAGTGTTGTCTTTCATAAACTTCTTTAAGACTTCACCATCAGGTTTGTATTTAAAGTTTATCAACGCAATCCCTTATCTACGCCAAACTTAATCATCTTCTCTACAATCTCTGGGCCAATGTTTTCTATTAACTTATCGCACTGCTCATCGGTTGCCAATCCTTTTGCCTCAACATGTGCCAGATGCACTTTGCGAACTATGCCTCTAAGCAAAGCAAGATCCTGTTGGGATATAGTAGTTATAAAACTCATTTGAATATATTAAACTTCTCTATTGGTATTTCAGCTACAGCTTCAATGTCGGCAGGATCTCCCCTATCTGTTCTGCCGCCTATTGTTATTTTATACATCTCAGTCAAAGATGCCCACCCGATACAATCTTTCCATCCAACTAAAAATATACACGGTAAGCCAGTGGCAAGACGCATAGAAAAGGCAGCTTGCACTTTGTTAGCCGATACAAAACAAGTAGGATAAGTACCCTTTACATGTGTCCTTGTTCTGATTTCTACAAAAGCCTTTACGTCCTTTCCCTTTATTATGAGGTAATCAAACTGATTGTACTTGTCTTGCTTACGCATAGCGCAGCCCCATCTACGTGCTGCATATCTAGCAATGTTCTCTTCTCTACTTAGGTCAGCCTCAGTCTCATATGTTGGTCTAACCATTATTTTTTCTTAGACTTCCTTTTGGGCTTGGGTTTTTCATACGCCTCGTTTATATCAATCGTGGAGGGGTCGTCACCTTTGAGTCTGCCATTGGAGCTTCTGGCTCTCGTTGGTTCTGGCCCTTCCACGAGGCGGCGAGATTGGGAGGTACGAGTCTTGCCGCTATAAGTATTACCTGCTAGAACGTGAGTTTCGCCTTCATACAATTCACCACTTGTTAAATATAAAGCCATGTTATTACCTTGAATAAAAATTCTTTAGAGTTTGCCTTTGTTTTTTCATTTTAGAAAATGAAACATTCTCCTCACTAGGAGGAGGCCCAACTCTCATGCTACTTGTACCAAGCTTTTTAGTCATTGCTCTTTTATATGGAATCCTTTTAGGCTTAGAAGATTTAAAAGGTTCTGCGACTGGATCATTAGGGAATGAGGTTTTGCCACCACCGCCCCTAATAAATTCTAATAAACTGATACTCATTACTTATAGCTTCCTGACATTAGGCTTTTCTTCTTCATTGGCTTCTTCTTTTCATCCGCAACCTTCTTAGCAGCAGCTATTCCCTTCTTAGTATATGGGAACTTCTTTCCATTAATGTTTGGCATTTTTATCATCCTCCATTCTGGCGTTGGTTAAAAGAACACTTAAAGGCTGACCTACAATAAAATCGCCTTCTGTTTTCCATCTAATTTGAGTAAGATAATTATCACAGATTTTTACAACCTGTTCTATATTCTTATACATAACATCATCAGGATCTCTAGATAAATCTTCATTTAACAATTTAACCGCCCTTGCAAAAACTCTAAAATCAGTCTTGCCTGTGTAATCTTCATGATCTCTTTTCTTCTTAGGCACTTCTATATCTCCTTACCTTGTTAGCAATTTCTTTCGGTTGAGCCACAAACTGTTTACCCTTTGCCTTACCCTCTCGTTTGGCTCTGGTTGTAGCGCGATACTCAGCATCACTAAGAGCAGCGATAGCTTTAGAAGGTAAGTAACGTTCACCAGTTTCACTAGACTTCTTGCCAGATTTGGTTCTCCATTTCTGTTTACCCCAGTTTAGCAAAGAACGTTGTGGAGCCTTCACGATTTGTATCCTCCACCTCTAGCCTTATAAGTCTTAGCAAGTAACTGTGCCTTTCGAGCCGACCATTGTCCTGCCGCAGTGCCATGAGTAGCCCTACCTTTAATAGACTGAAACAAACTCTTTCGCATCTTAGGCTTAGTGTAAACTCCTGCTTTGTTTACTGTACTCATGGGAACTTGTCTCCACTTGGATCAGGCATGTCATCTACCCTATTACTCAAGAAGTG